GAAGCTAAAGGATGCACTCTTTTTAGTTTGGTGCGGTTTAAAGCACGGGGCTAGGGTAGAGAAAAAACCTTATAGCTATAGCATAGAGGAAGTAGCGGACTGGCTAGACGAACAGCCGGAAGCTATGGAGAAGGTCCTAAACGTATTTAGCTCAAGCTTTGGAGCCTCGGAGGAGGAAAAAAAGTAAACGGGGCGCCGGGCAATAGCTCGGCAGCCCCTTTAACTTTTGACAGCTACCAGGAGCTAGCCCTTGGGCAGTTAAACTGGAACCCGGAAGCGTTTTACAATGCTACCCCTAGAGAGTTAAATAATGCATTAAAAGGCTTTTTTAATTTGTACGAAATAAACCAGCAACAAAGCTGGGAACGGGAGCGCTGGAGTACTACTATACTAGTAAACTTAGAGCTACCAAAAAACAAAAAGATAAAGCCCCAAGATCTTACTGTATTTCCTTGGGAAAAGAAACACAAAGAAGCGAAGCTAAGTAAAGAACAAGCTAAAGCAATACTAAGCAAATGGCAAAAAAGAGCGTAGCGAGTACTAACGTAAGCATAGGCGCTAACCTTTCCGGCCTTAAAAGAGGTCTAAAGATAGCGGGTAACAGCCTTAAAAAGTTTGGGGCTCAAGCTAAACGTATAGGCGGTAACATTACTAGAAATGTTACTTTACCTTTTGCCGCTGCTGGCGCAGCCGGTGTAAAGATGGCTACGGACCTAGAGACTAGCTTTAGCAAAATAGAGAACCTCGTAGGTATTACGGGCAAGGCGCTAGACGATTTTAAGAATAGCGTAAAAGGCGTAAGCGCTGCAACGGGGCAAAGCCAGCAAGCACTAAGCGAGGCACTCTTTACGGTGGCCTCCGCAGGTCTACGAGGGGCAGAAGCTACCGAGGTATTAGAACGAAGCGCTAAAGCTTCTGCTATTGGTTTAGGAGATACCCAACAAATAGCGCAAGCTTTAACGGGGGTACTACAAGCCTACAGCAAAGAAGGCCTAACGGCAGCGGAAGCTACCGACACTTTAACGGCTATAGTAAGGGAAGGTAACCTAGAAGCGGAAAGCCTAGCTCCTACACTTGGGCGTATAGTGGGTATAGGTTCGCAGCTAGGTATAAGCTTCCAAGAGCTAGGCGCTAACATAGCGACCTTTACCCGTTTGGGTGTACCGGCAGAAGAAGCCGTAGTAGGTTTACGCGGTGTAATGACTAGTTTTTTAAAGCCTACGCAAGACGCTGAAAAGGCGTTAGCTACGATAGGCTTAACTTCCGAGGACCTTAGAAACAAGGTAGGAGAAGAAGGCCTACAGTCTACGCTAGCTTTCCTTACCGAAAGCTTTAAAGGAAACGACGAAGCGCTAGTTAGTGTATTTGGAAACGTAAGAGCTCTTAGTACTGTATTGGGTACGGCGGGAGCCCAGGGCGAAGCCTACGCAGATGTACTAAACAACATAAGCAACAGCACCGGAATAGTAGACGATGGCTTTAAAAATGTAAGCGAAACGAGCGGCTTTAAATTCCAGCAAACGCTTAACAGTTTAAGAAACGCAGGTATAGAGCTAGGGGCTGCTTTACTGCCTTTAGTTACAAAAATAGCGGACTTTATTACTGAGGCTATAAATAACTTTACGGATCTTAGTACCGAAACAAAAACAGCTATACTAACTATAACCGCTTTAGTAGCGGCTAGCGGTCCAATAATGACCGGTATAGGAATGATTAGCGCAGTTATAGGCGCTTTACTTTCTCCGGTAGGTTTAGTAGTAGGGGCTATAGTTTTACTTATTGGCTTAACTATTAAATTTTGGGATGAGATAAGACCAGTACTAGTAAAGACTATTAACTATTTTATAGACCTCTATAACGAAAATATGGCTTTTAGAGGGGCTATTCAATATGTTATTTTCAGCTTTAAAAACTTTTGGACTGTTATAAAAGCTGTATTTAACGGATTATTAGAGTATTTAAAAAGTGTAGGGGACTTTTGGGTATCTGTATTTACTGGCGATTGGGACGGAATAAAACGCGCTTTAAAAAAGGGGCTAGATTCAGTACTTGACACGGTAGACGCTACTATCGCCGGAGTAAAAGATAATTTCGACGATGCCCTAGAAAACACCTTTACCCCTAAAGAGAAGATAGAATTTGTTACCGAGGAGGGACTACAAAACGGAATAGATAATATAACGGAACCCGTTAAAGAAGCTTGGAAAAAGCTTACGGGTATGTTCACTTTTACTCCTAAAACTCCTAAAACTCCTAAAACTCCTAAAAGTCCTAAAGACCCTAAAGACCCAAAGGACCCAGACCCAAACGGCACAACAGAAAAGAAGCTAACAAAGCTTCAGTTGGCTTGGAAGCAGTACGCTGTACAAGTACAAGCTAACGCAGAACAAGCCGCAGGAGCTATTACTGGAATGGTAGATACCATTATACACGAAGGCCTAATGAAATTAGGCGAGGCTCTAGTAACGGGTAAATTTGATTTTAAAAGCTTTAGTACTTTTATTCTTAATGCTTTCGCTAATACTGCGGAGCAATTAGGTAAACTAGCTATAAGTATAGGCTTCGCCGCTAAAGGTATTTTCGAAGCCTTAAAAGGTAAGCCGGAACTAGCTATACTAGCAGGTGGGGCTCTTTTAGTTTTGGCGGGAGTAGCTCGCGCACAAATGGCTAAAATGGCCGAAAACCAACAGCAAGTAAAACTAGCGAAAGGGGGGTTAGCCTATGGCGAAACTTTAGCTGTAGTGGGAGACAATCCTAACGCTAGAATGGATCCGGAGGTAATAGCGCCACTAAGTAAGCTGCAAGGTATGTTAGGCAAAGCCAACGGAGGAGCTGTAGAGGTGTACGGACGCATAAGCGGCCAGGACATACTCCTAAGCTCCGAGAAAGCAGGACGAGTACGAACTAGATATAGAGGCTTTTAGTAGATGGGTTTAAGATTACAAAGCGAATTCCACAGCTCAACAAATAAGCTCTATAAAATAGAGATATACCAGGAAGGCTATAGCGCGGGTATTACTTCTTTTACGGTAGCGAGCGACGGCTTTACCTTGGAATACTCTGGAGAAACGGACGACATAGTAAGCCCTATTATTGGCTCTAAGTGTACGATAAACGCCTATAACGAAGTAGGGGCTTTTGATAGCTTTATAAATAAGCTAACCAATAGACAAGAGCACCTCTTTTACGTTAAGATAAGTTTATACGAAGGGGGCCGCTATAATGCTTATTGGACCGGTGTAGTTACTCAAGATCTTGTAAGCGAGCTAGACGAAAGTAAGCCGCGCATATTCCAAATAGTAGCTACGGACGGAATAGGCCTACTGGCTAACAAAGAATACCAAGAGCTAACAAACCAAACAGTAGAGGACTTTTTAGAGGATGCTGTAGGAGCTATAGGCTTAGACGAAATCTATGCAGCTACCGACACCTTTTACGCTACTGCTGTAAATGTTTGGGACATACAGCAAACCTATAACGCTAGTACGGACGTTACTACTATTACTAGGTTTGATCCTAGGGTATACAGCTCTAAAGATGAGGACGGAACTATAACCTATTCTAATTACTTAGAAATACTTAAAGAGCTTTGTATAGCCTTTGGCGCTAGGTTCTACCAAAAGGACGGAGTTTACCATTTTGAGCAATACCTAGAAAGGACAAGCTCTAGCAGAACCGTATTTTATTATAGTTTCAACGGAGGTTTTTTAGCTTATCAAAGCGAAAGCGACGACGTAACGCTAGACGGTACGACTACCGGAGGGGCTAGGCTGTCGGGTAATAGCTATACTTACTTGCCTGCTATGCAGAAAGTACAAGTAAGCTTTAACCAAGAGCGAGCAAATAACTTGCTAGCTAGTGGTATGACTTTTACAGCTAGCACCGGAAGACAAAACTTAGGCTTTTTATCCGACAGCGATAACGCTAGAGTAGAGGTAGTAGGAGACTTACTTTACCAGCTCACGCATAACGGCGGGGCGGGTACGGTTACTATTGGTTTATCTTGGCGGCCCGTATGGCGTATAGAACTACGCATAGAGGACATACTAAACCCTGGAACGTATTACTACCTTAAAAGAGATTGGAGCCCAGGAACTTTAGGCGCTAATATCTACGGCGCTACTTCCTGGACCACTACACCAAGCTACTACTACTTAGACGGAGGCAGCGCTAACAATGAACTAGACGGCGTTTACCTAGCTAAAGTAGTAGGTCTAGTTACTCCGCCTTTACCGGTAAGCGGTACGGCAGAGCTAGACGTAGAATTTTACAACGTCTACGACTTTAACTATAATGTACAAACCGTACCTAGTTACTTTACTGAAACTAGAACGGCTAAAAACTTTAGAGCGCTGTACTTGAATGATAGCGGAGCGCAAAGCGATATAACGATTTTTAGCTCTACTAATAGCAGCAATACCGTAAAGAGTAACCTTATTTTAGATCTTGGCGAGTTAAGGCTAGGAGATAGTACCGGAATACAAGGCAGCCTATATGTTTATACGGGTAGCGCTTGGGTAGCTTCTACGCAATGGCGTAGAGGTAACAGCGGTAGCTATCAAAGCTTGCTAAAGCTTTTAACCTCGGAAGTATTAAGCTTACACCACCAGCCCGTAGAAATTTATAACGGCACTATAGTAGGACCGTTTGAATTTGGCCGCCGCTATGTTTTTGATAGTGCAAACTGGCTTATAATGGGCGGGACGTTTAACGCTAATATGGACGAATGGAGCGCTGAATGGTTCGCAATAAGTAGCGACGATACCGGAATAGCAGCAGATACCCCGGTAGGTACTGGGGGAGGCTCCGACTTCCAAGCTAGGGTAAGCAGCCAGCAGGGTACGGATGAGATTATAATAGCCGACATAGTAAACACTACGCAAGCTAACGTAGAGGGGACCTTATCAACTAACGGAGGGGTAACGACGGCGGTAAACGCGGTAGCGGCAACCCCGGCAGGTAGTGAAGATATAAGCGCCTCTAACTATATGAACTTTATAAGCTATAGCGGTGCTACCGGTACGTATACCTTAAACCTTCCGGCGGCTAGCGATGGGGTGCTATTAAGGTTTAAAACGGACGATACTATAGTAGCTAATAAGACGGTAACACTAAGCGCAGACGGCAGCGAAACTATAGACGGAGAAAGCACTTACGTAATGGATAGGAGCTTTGACGGCATTAGTCTCTTGGGCTTTTCGGGAAATTGGTATATAGTACAAAAGAAAGAGAAATAAGGACTAAGTTTATACAATAAATAGAATATGAAAAAAGCTACTTACTTTTACCTGCTACGCAGAGGCTTTTTTAGCGGAGGGGGCGCAGCCGGTTTATTAGACACCTATACCGGTGCAGCCGCAGCCTACTCTTTACGCAAGCTCTCAAGCGACTATAGCGGTAATGCCATAACAGTTACTACTGATGGAGTAGACAGCCAGGACATAGGCTTTAGCGGTAGCAATCTAGACACCGCAGCTTTAGAGAGCTTTGCCGGTAGCGGAGATGCTTACGTTAGCACTTGGTACGATCAAAGCGGCAATAGCAGAAACTTTACGCAAAGCACTTTTGCGAATATGCCTAAGATAGTCTCAAGCGGTTCAACGATAACACAAAATAGTAAGCCTATTGTAGAGTTTGATGGCTCAACAAGATATATGGATTTGTCAGCAAGGCAAACTTTCTCGGATGAGTTCTTTATGACTTTTGCAATGCGCCCAACCTCAAACGCTAACGCTTATGGGGTTTTATTAAATAATCAAGGGAGCGCAAACGATAGAATAAGAGTGTACCAAAATAGGGATACTCATATTAGAATTGATGGCACTACCTATACTCAATCTTTAGGGTGGGATATTGGTACTTACACCAACTACACTATTGAGCGAGGAAGTACCGATGACATTAAGCAGTATTTTTACGGAAGTGTTCATAGCACCGATAATGATGCTACAGCTTGGCCAGTATTATTTAGAGTAGGTGGCAACCAAAGCGCAGCAAGTACGCAATCCTTACACGGCCAAATATCGGAAATGATATTCTGGAATACGGATGAAAGCAGTAATAGAGTAGGTATTGAGAGCAATATAAGAAGCTTCTACTCTATTGGATCTTCTGCACCCTCACAACCTCAAGCAGATATAAATAGCTTTGTGAGTAGAGTGGAGACTGATGGCGGTAGCGTATTAGGTGGCTCTTGCCTTTTAACGGATGTAACCTTTTTAACGACTAACCCTTAAGATATGAGTTTTTTTGATGATGCAAGTTTAGTATTCTTGCCAAGCGGACAAGCGGGAAAAGATGGAAAGGCTTATAGTATGAAGCCTACAAACGGAGATGGGGATTTTACTTTTAGTAGAGGTTCAAACCTAACGGCTACAAGAATTGATAGCAACGGACTTATAGCTAAAGGAAGGGAGAACTTATTTTTAAATAGCGACACACCCGCAACTCAAAGCATAACCATTACAAATGGAGGAGTATATGTTTTGTCTTTTCTTGGGACTGGCAGTATAGTAGCAAGTGGAGGAGCATCTTTTACTCTTAATGGAACTGGAGAATTTGATAGGGTAGAAAACTATTTTGTTTCATCAAGTACCTCCGTAACTTTAACGATTTCGGGAACAATTACTGAACCTCAATTAGAACAAGGTTTAGTAGCTACGGAATACATTGAATCGGGAGCGAGTACTGGCTTGGCAGGTATTTTAGAGGACTCCCCAAGATTTGACTATAGCGGTGGGGCAAGTTGTCCGAGTCTTTTACTTGAACCGAGTAGGACTAATTTGATTAAACAAAGCGAATATTTTGAAGATTCAAAATTAGGTAGCGTAACACTTACAACAAATGCTATAACTTCTCCCGAAGGTGTACAAAACGCATCTTTAGTAGTTTGCCCAAGTGCGAGATTAGCAGAAAATGTTAGTTTAACAAGCGGAACGGATTATGTCGTTTCAGTCTTTGCAAAGCAAAAAGGCAATACTTTTAATATGAGAGCCGCTGATGGAACAAACCCAAGTGTTGAATTTAATTTAGCGACTCAAACAACAACTGACACAAATGGAGCAGTTGGAAGTATGGAGGATTACGGCAATGGATGGTATAGGTGTATAATGAAGTTTACTGCATCTGCTACGGGTTCTTTTGAGATTAGATATGTTCTTATTACCGCTGCTGATGGCGTGTATGCTTATGGCGCACAAATGGAACAAGGCTCTCATAGTTCAAGCTACATACCTAACCATAGTGGCGGCAGCGTTACGAGGGATGCGGATGTAAATACCTTACTTAATCAAAGTGGGGTAATAGGGCAAACCGCTGGAACTATTTTATTTGATGCTTATTTTGATGAGGCAGATAAAGTTAATTTTTCTATTAGCGATTCAAGCGTTAGCAATTTTATATCTATTGAAACAACAAGCTCAAACGAAGTTAGTGCAAAGGTAGAGCAAGGAGGCTCTACACAAGCTACAATAACAACGACCACCTCATTCTTTGCGGAAGGCG